CGTGCCAGTACACCAAGACACCACTAGGGCAGGCTGATAAGAAGTGTGAAGGCTGCAAACATAAGGGGAACGCATGAAAAAAGGACAAACACAGTTCAAATTCATTCGCCCCATGTCAAACATGCGCGTAGTCCTTCTATCCGTGGAGCAGGGCAACTGCAACCCGCAATCAATAGCAGACTCCACCGGGCTATTTGTCGGGCAAGTAAAGCAGGCACTGAAAAATCTTTGTTTCATCCGCGCTGTGATGGCAGATCGGGACACAAACGGGCGGTCTATGTACATCATTCCGGGTAGCAGGGTAGGCGTGGCGGCGAATCTCAAGGGCGTTAGTTCGATATTCAACTGCCGCTAGTTCTACCAAATTCGATAATAAAACTACAGGGCTCAGTCAACAATCTGGCGCTTTTGAGCAATAGGACTGGACGCCCTGTAACTGTTTTGCGCCGGACTATCCTGCAAACCCGCGCAGGACCATCACGGTTAAATGATGGTGAACTTTCACGGTGAGTCACGACACCGAGCGGGAGATTGTGAGAAGGGCAATAGAACACACCCTGACGGGCAAGTCCCAATGTGTTTGTATGAACAATCCCTAAAGGGGAACTCAGATGGCATTCAACCAAGTAGCCGCAGATGCAGTCTGCGCCATGCTAGAGGATGGCAAGAGCCTCCGCGCTGCATGCGTAGAGCTTGATCTTAGTCCGCGCACCGTACTGGATTGGACTAAGGCGAATGAAGCCTTCTCCACACAATACACGCGCGCGAGGGAGGTTGGCTACAAACTATTAGCCGACGAAATCATAGACATTGCCGACGAAAAAGAGGTACAGGTACGCTATGACGGCGAAGACACGCTGCTAGACCTTAGCCCGACTGCCATAGCCCGCAACCGTCTACGGGTGGATACGCGCAAGTGGATGCTCTCCAAGATGCTGCCCAAGATATACGGCGACAAGCTGGAGCTATCTGGAGACCCTGAAAAGCCTCTCACCACTGTGACCCGCATTGAACTGGTCCCCATGCGTGGCAACAACACAGATTGAAATCCCCGATAAGCTAATCCCCGTCTTCGATGGCCCAGCAGACACACGCTGGTCATGCGGTGGGCGGGGTAGCGCAAAGACGCGCAGCTTTGCAAAGATGGCCGCAATACGCGGCTACATGTACGGGCAGGCTGGGCAGAGGGGGATAATCCTTTGCGCTCGCCAGTTTATGAACTCTTTGGCAGATTCTTCGCTTGAAGAGCTAAAACGCGCCATTGAGGACGAGCCCTTCCTGAGGGATTACTACGACGTAGGGCAGAACTACATCAAGAGCTACGATGGAAACATAGAGTTTGCTTTTGTTGGTCTAGATCGCAACATTGCGTCCGTCAAGTCTAAGGGCCGCATTCTCATATGCTGGATTGACGAGGCCGAGCCAGTAACAGACGAGGCTTTCAACACACTTGACCCGACATTGCGGGAAGAGGGCGGCGCAGGCGTAGAGGCTTGGAATGCAGAACTGTGGGTGACATGGAACCCCAAGCGCAAGAAAGCCGCAGTTGAAAAGCGTTTCAGGCACTCCAAAGACCCACGAATAAAGGGCTGCGTACTCAACTGGCGCGATAACCCCAAGTTTCCCGCCGTGCTGGAGCGCAAGCGGCAACGCGACCTAGAAGAGCGCCCAGACCAGTACGAACACATATGGGAGGGCGACTACGTTGGAGTTGTGGAGGGCGCTTACTACGCCAAGAGCATTACCCAGGCGAAGGCAGAGGGGCGTATTGGCAGGGTTGGGCCTGACCCTCTAATGAGCTACCGGGCGTTTTGCGACATTGGCGGCACAGGCCAGAGGGCAGACGCTTTCACTATCTGGGTCGCTCAGTTCATCGGGTTGGAGCGCCGCGCCTTGAAGTACTACGAAGCCGTGGGCCAGCCAGCATCAGCGCACATGCAGTGGTTGCGTGAGAACGGCTACATAGGCGGCAATACAACCATCTGGCTACCGCATGACGGCGACACACAGGACAAGGTGTTTGATGTGTCCTACAAGAAAGCGTTCGAGAGCGCAGGCTATGCCGTTGAAGTAGTTCCAAACCAAGGCAAGGGTGCTGCGATGATGCGTGTTCGGGCTGGTCAACGAGTGTTTCCGTCTCTGTGGATAGACGCTGAAGGCTGTAGCGCAGGACTTGAGGCCATTAGCTGGTATCACGAAAAGCAGGACGAGAAGCGAGAGATCGGACTAGGCCCTAACCACGATTGGTCAAGCCACGGATCAGACTCATTTGGACTAATGGCAATCGTTGCTGAGTCTGTAGGGGCGTCTGTAGGCGCAAAGCCCATCAAGTACGGCACACGCCGCACAGTCGCCTAACTTCTACCAAATTTGATAATCCCCCAAACGCAGCGATTGCGCCGGGGAACCTATGTCAAAAAAGCTAGACGATGATGATTTGCTGGAGTTGCTGAACCGAAAGGAGCAGAACGCTTCCTCTTACATCAACGGCCAGCTACGGGCAGAGCGCGAGACTTCATTGCGCGAGTATTACCGCGAACCCTACGGGAACGAGGACGATAACTGGAGCACTATTGTCGCTTCGGACGTATCAGACACCGTGGAATGGATTCTCCCCGCGCTACTCAAGACATTCTCCAGCACAGACAAAGCCGTATCGTTTGAGCCTACACGCCAAGAGGACGTAAAAGGCGCAGAGCAGGCAACCGACGCCTGCAATTACGTGTTTTTCAAGCAGAACAACGGCTTTCTGGTGCTTTACACGGCATTCAAGGACGCTCTGACGGTCAAGAACTCTGCAACGATGTGGCGCAAAGAGACCATTGAAACAGTCTCAAGCATCCCATTCAAGAACGCCAGCGAAGAAATGATTGCCTTGCTTTTGCAAGACGCAGAAGACGGCGAAGTGACCGAGGCGACACCGGCACCGATCATCAATCCGCAAACTCAGCAGCCAGAAATGGACCTGATGACGGGTCAACCCATGATGGGTTACACCGGGCGCATCAAAAAGACTGAGAAAAAGACGGTCATTCGGGTGGAGTCGTTCAGCCCAGAGGATTTGCTTGTAGAGCGCGATTGGACTAGCCCATTGCTGGCAGACTGCCCATATGTCGCTCGGATGATGCGCGTGACCATGACGGACATTGCGGATATGGGCCTGAAGTGCGACGCATCAGACCTACGGGCAAGCGATACCACTGAGTACAGCAGCGACGAAACATCACGCCTGTTCGCACAAAATCAGATTGAAGCCTCTGAAGCATTCAAAGAGACTGACACAGACGATGACTCAATGGCTGAAGGCTGGCTGCGCGTGGAGTTTGTTCTGGCAGACAAGGACGGCGACGGCATTGCAGAGCGTTTATGCGTCTACCGCCTCAAGGACAAGATTCTCAAGTGTGAATTAACTAGTCACGTACCCATTGCAACCTTCTCGCCCATCCTGAACACGCACCGATGGGACGGTATGAGCATGGCAGAGGCTGTGAGCGACTTGCAAAGGCTGCACACTGAGCTATTGCGTCAGACGCTGGACAACCTCTACCTGACCAACAATCCACGCACTAAGGTGCTGACGGATGCCAATTGGTCGCCACTGGCAAACATCGATGACCTGTTGGACTCGCGCCCAGGTGGAGTCATTCGCCAACGTGACGTTAACGCAGTTACTGAGCAGGTAACGCCATTCGCAGCGGCTGCTTCCATGCCGATGCTGGATTACGTCAAGGGCATGCGTGAAGAACGCACAGGCGTATCACGCACAAGTCAGGGCATGAACCCTGATAGCCTGAACAACACCGCGACAGGCAGGCAGATCGACCAGAGCGCAGCCATGCAGCGGATTGAGTTGATTGCACGGATAGCCGCTGAGACACTACTGAAGCCCATCTTCCAAGGCATTCTCAAGCTGTTGACAGATGGCGGCATGGAAAAACTAGCTTTCAGGCTGCGCAATGAGTTTGTTGAGTACGACCCGAACGAGTGGCGCGACAGCTACGACATGACGGTGAACGTTGGTCTAGGCACTGGCGACACACAGCAGAAGGCCGCGCAGTTGATGAACATTTACCAGATGCAGACAGCAGCTATGCAGTTTGGTTTGGTCACGCCCAAGCACCTGTATCACACCAGCGCAAAGGTGATCGAGAACGCAGGCTTTAAGGATGTGGATAACTTCATCCAAGACCCAAGCAAGCAACCACCACCACCGCCTCCGCCGCCTCCAGAGGCAATCCAGATAGCCCAAATGAAAGCGCAGAACGACGCGCAGAAGTTCCAAGCCGAATCACAAAACGACATTCTCAAATTCCAAGCCGAGACACAAATGGCGCGTGAGATTGAGCAGATCAAGGCTGATGCCAAGCTGCAAGAGACACGCGCACAGCTTGAACTACAGGCATCGAACGACCAACGCGACGCAGAGCGCGAGATGATGAAAGCGCAGATGGACGCGCAGCTAGAAAGCCAGCGACTGGGATTTGAGAAGTGGAAAGCCGAGCTTGAAGCACGGGTGAAACTCCGCATCGCTCAGATTGGTAATGAACAGTCAGGCGATGAATTGATGGCCGAGGTTGAAGACGGCCTAGCAATGGGCAAATCAAACCCAATGGACCAACTAGCACAGATGCACATGGAAACACTGCAAATGATCGGGCAACTGGCCCAAAACATGAACGCGCCAAAGGTCATTGTCCGTGATGCAAACGGCAAGGCTATCGGCGTGCAGGGGGCTTAATGGCTGATAACGTAGAACTAAACCCCGGCACTGGTGGCCCTCTAGCCGCTACGGATGATGTAGGCGGCGTGCATTTTCAGCGCGTCAAGCTGGACATTGGCGGCGACGGGCTAAGCTCCCCTGTTGTGGGCGCTTTGCCGGTATCTGGCAGCGTATCCCCGACAGGTACCCCCGTAGCCTACTGGCCCACCTATGGCGCACCCACAGAAACGGGCAATATTGGTTTGTCAATGGACAGCGGCGGGGCTCTGGTCGCTCGCAGCGCAGTACTGACGGATGAGGGAACATTCCGCGCGAACTTTGCCAACGCATCACTGGCGGTCGCCATCGGTTCTGTCACTATTTCCGGCGCTGTGGTGACAGGCGCGGGCTTTGCCGCTACCGATGTTCACTGGAAAGATTACTTCAAGCTGGACGCCGATGCAGAATCCGCTTGGGTGCAGATAGCCTCAATTGACAGCGACACGCAACTCACTTTAGTAGCCTCCTATGTTGGTGGAGCCTCCGGCCCAGCAAGTCGCGCACTGGTGCGGCCAATCACCGGAACAGGTGGCTCTATCACCGTAGCCAGTGGGCAGGCTCTGATTGCATCCGGCACAACGTCTGGTTCTGTTAGCGGAATCTATCGTGCTGTGGACTATGGGCCGCTTGTGTTCCGTGAGCGTTTTAGCGTGTCGCAGCGTATAGCCAACCAGAGCATTCGTATTGGGATGGTGGACGGTGTGGGTGCAACGCCCAAGTGGTTCGCACGATTCAAGCTGGAGGGCGCGGTTAACACCACGCTGGTGTGTGAGAGTGGACGCAACCCAACAGGAGCACCAAGCGCATCGGAGACCGAGAGCACCACGATTACAGTCCCGTTTGGTCTTACTACAGCCGCACTCTTGGACTACCGCATTGAGCAGCTAACGGAGTCGATCCGCTTTTATATTAACGGCGTGGTATTAGCTGAGCACTCTAGGAGTCTGCCAACCGCGTACGACTTCATGACCGCTGCCACAGTGGTACAAAACACAGCCGCTGTGACAACCACCACTGTCACAGTGGATTACCTGACGGTCAAGAATCACAACAAACTCGAAGTTGGCGTAATGTCTGACTCAGAGCAGATTGTTGCTGCTGCTAAACCACTGCAAGCTGCTAACTACTCGGTGGCTGGTGTCATTGGTATCAACACTGATATTCTTATTTTCGCTTGCAGTCAGCTACGCTCGATCAGCTTGCAAGCTACGAGCATTGGCACTACAGGGCGGCTAGACTTCTTTCTAACCAATGATCTAAGCGTCGTTGGTACTGCTCAACCTGCCTACCCTATTGGCGGCGGTGCGGGTGTCACTACGACAACTGCGGCTGGTATGTGGACTATCCCGACTAACGGTGCGGCATTCCTGCGGGTTCGAATGGGTGTGGCTACAACTGCGGGAACTACTACGATATTTGCCAACGGCTCGCAGTCTCCAACAGCCAACCCATCACCGACTATTCAGTCTGTCTCCCTGGCAGCAAGCGCAAACCGTGTGGCGTTTGTTGCTGGTGCTGGTATCTGGTTTGACGACTCTGCGGTGGCGCTTGCAGGGGCCGCGACATTCACAGGCACAAGCCGCGATCTAACGGTGACTGCAACAGCTACCGCGATGGCAAATGCAGCAACCTACGCGAAGGAAATGCGCGTGTCTGCCGAGAGCGATCAGTCGGGTACGTTATGGGTTGAGTTTTCCCGCGACAACACAAACTGGCGCAGGGCCAAATCCGCAGCAACAGCAGCGGTGACAGGCGGCGGGCAGTTCGCAGAAATTATCTTCCGACCTTCATGGCGGTATGCGCGAGTGGGTTTCACCAACGGCGCAACTTTGCAAACCCGATTCTCAATTGGCTCGATTCTGATAGCTGGATAAACCATGCTCTTATTGCTTCGCTCACTGCTGGACGTTGGTGGTGTAGTCCCGCCAGTAGTAGAGCCTACCTACAGCGCGGAGGTAGAACTAAAACGCTGGTACGTCAGGCGCGGCAAGCAACTGCTCATCTTCAACAATGGGCAAGAGGCTGATGATTACCTAGAAGCGCAAGAGCAGGCAGAAAAGGCCATTGCAGAGGCTCAGAAGACATCACGCAGAGCGCGGCAAAGACTACGCAACAAGATAGTCACGGTCAAGCCTGTAGACACGGTAGACGTAGACCAGCTATCGCAAGCAATCCAGAGCTATCAAATCCCTGCCAGCCTCCCGGCCTTGATCGCTGCGAGCGACATGCAGCAGCTTATGCAAGTGATGGCATTAGCACGGGAAATGCAGGATGAGGAGGAAGTAGAGCTACTGCTATTGGCTTAGTTCTACCAAATTTGATAATGCTTGCATGAATGAAAAGCATGCCGTTTTACGTGGGCGCGAAGCCAGCGAAGTGCTGGAAAACGAAGCCTTCAAGACTGCAATGAACAGCCTGAAAACTGTAGTCCTTGACCAGTGGAAGCAATGCCCAGTTCGTGACCGTGAAGGCCAAGTTCTTTTACTGCAACTGGCAAAGCTCACAGACAAGTTTGAAGGCATTTTGGTTGGAATGGTTGAGAACGGGAAGCTGGCGCAAAACAGGATCGACCTAGACGCAATACGCGACGAGTCTGCATCCAGGCGCTGGGTTCGTAAGGTTACCGGGTAGGCATCTACCTTTTTAGCGTCCGTAGCGATACGCCGCAAACCGCCTTGATGCCAAGAAGGCGGGTATGACATAGGAACATCATGGACGGACAAGCTGAATCAGCACCCGAATCAGGTGGACTAACCGACCTCGCTTCTTTTCTCTCGGACACTCCTGAAGAGGAATCCACAGAAGAGATAGAAGCAACCCCCGCTGACGAATCCACCGCCGAGAGCGACACGGATGAGGAAGCAAACAACGAACAGGACGACGAACCCGAGCAATCGGACGAGGAACCTGCACCCGTTGACACAAAGATCACCTTCAAGGTGAAAGGCGAAGACGGCACGGAGGAAACGGTGGAGGCATCTACTGAAGAACTCGCAGCCTCTTATTTACGCCAGAAGGACTACACCCGTAAAACTCAAGCCCTTGCAGAGCGTGAGTCCCAAGCGGTTGAATTCCTTAAAACCAAGCACGAAGAAGTCCGCAATCAATATCTAACACAGGCCGAAATTGCTCGGACTGCGGTGATACAGATGGCGGGACTCAAAACTGGCGACGAGATGGCGCAATTGGCGCACTCAGATCCAGCGGCATGGGTGGCAGAGAACCAGCGGCAACAGCAGATTAATGCTTACCTGAATAGCCTAGATCAGCAGATCGGTGGTGAAAAGCAAAGAGCAATGCAAGAAGCTGAAGCACAACGTCAGCAATCCCTCAAGCAGCAATTCAACAAAACATGGGAAGTGCTGCAGCAGGAAAAGATTGATAAGCCTGCACTTGCGAAGATTTACGAAGGTGTCAATAAGACATACGGATTTTCACAAGAAGAATTAGCCAATGTTTATGACCATAGGCTAGTGAAGATGATGCGTGACGCGCAAGCGTACCAATCATTAAAAGCACAAAAGGCAGACGTTACACGCAAGGTATCTGACGCACCAAGAATGCCAGTTAGACAAACATCACAGGCTGAGACAAAACGTGAGCAAGCCCTTGAAAACCGCTTTAAAGGTGGACGGGCAAAACTCAACGACTTAGCCTCATATCTACGTTAAAAATTAGGAGCATCCATCATGGGCGTACCATTAAACCTCTATCAAAAAGACTCTCTCAAAGGTAACCGCGAAGACTTGATCGACAAGATTTTCCAGACCTCACCAACAGAGACCCCAATTACATCGGCAGCTAATCGCGTTACCGCTACGTCTACTTATCATGAGTGGCAGCGGGATTCGCTCAAGTCAGCTAACAAAGATAACGCGCAAATTGACGGCGACGATATTGCATTGGAAGCGCAAGTAGCTACGGAGCGTGTCGGCAATCACTTGCAAATCTTTGCAAAGGTTATCGGCACTTCACGCCGCGCCAACATCATCAAGAAGGCAGGCCGCGCTGGTGAGCAAGCCTATCTTCGTGCCAAGGGCATGGTTGAATTGAAGCGCGACTTTGAAGCAATGGTTGTGTCTAACAATCCTGCTGTAGCTTCTACCACTTCTGTGGCTGGCAAGTCGGCTGGCTTGGGTGTGCAACTGTACAAAAACTTGTCTTCCGCTGTTGGTGGTTCTACACCTTCTTGGACTACTGGCGCTCCTACTGTTGCTCCTACCACTGGCACACCTCGCGTCATGATCGTGGGCTACTTGAACACTGTTCAACAGTCAATCTTCACAAACTCTGGCGTACAGCCTGACATGATCGTCATGGGGCCAGCCCACAAAGCTGTGTTTTCTGGCTTCACAGGTATTGCGTCTAACCGCTTGGATGTGAATCGCAAGCAGCAGGGCGTTGTGGTTACTGGTGCTGACATTTTCGTCGGTGACTTCGGTGGCGCTTTGCAGGTTGTCCCGCACTACCTCATGTCTGGTGCTACTGATGTTTACCTGTTGAACATGGATTACATCGACGTAGCAACCTTGGACGGTGTGAAGACTTCGCCATTGGCTAAGACTGGTGACTCTGAGAAAGAGTTGATCACTATGGACGCTTGCTTGGCTGTTCGTTCTTCTGACGCACAAGGCAAGATTGCAGGCTTGTCAGGCGGCTAATAGCCCTACGGCATAGAGAGCGCCAGAAGCTCTCCAATGGGGTGCAATGCCCCTCCAAATTCTTAACGATGTGAATCGCTGGAGTAGATATGTCGAGTATTGGTAGTTTCACGGTTGACGATGGCGTACACGCTTACGGTGTACATCGGCAAGTGACGTTTGAAGGCGACCAAGTAGTCACCAAACTCACGTCTGATGTAGAGCCATTGCTTGAGGCTGCAAAGGCTGAACGCATCGCTACGGCAGGCAATCGGTGGGGTGAAGGCGTTGGAACCAAAGTCGGCACTATGCCTATGGCGGTTTATGCGGAGTTCATGAAGGTTAAGAGCGCAGAGGAACGACAGAAGTTCATCCTCAAGTGGTTGCGCGAAAACCCTGCATTTGTCACCTTTGACAAGTTTCTCAAATGAGTTACGCAACCCTAAAAACAGACGTTGCAGACTACCTGCATCGCTCTGATTTAACTGCCAAGATGGGTAGCCTTGTTACTCTTGCAGAAGCTAATCTGTTTCGTGAACTGTTTGTAAAAGATACAGAGCTAATAGTCACTGGTACGACAACAAACGACTATGCCGACTTGCCTGCGGACTTCGGGAAAGTATCGCGGCTAACGGCTACTGTGGGTGATTCTGAGTATAACCTTGATTACAAATCCCCCGACTACTCTACGACTCTGGCTTATCCCGATTCGTATGCGCTGGAAAACAACAGGATTCGGATATTCGGCGCTTCTACGGGGCAAGGTTATACCCTGTACTACATCCCAAAGCTTGTCCCGCTGAGTGATTCGACAACGAACTGGCTACACGATAACGCCTATGACCTGTACCTCTACGCAACAGCTTTAGAGGCTGCGAAGTACATCAAAGACGGGCAGGAAATGGCTAACCTAATGCCTGTTGTGAGCAACTTGATTGACTCAGTACGCAGGGCATCAGAGCGCAAAGGCCAGCCAGCTACTGGCTCACTACAAATCAAACCGAGGCGCTAAGAATGTCCGTCGAATCAGCAACAAGCATTAGCCAACTGGACGTTACCAAGCCAGCCGCCACAGACCCAAAGAGTGAGGGTGATGATCACTTGCGGCTGCTCAAAACAGTCCTAAAAACACAGTTCCCTAACTTTGGTACAGCGGTAATAACTCCAACTGGGGTTGAGTTGAATTACTTGGTGGGTACAACAAGCGCGATTCAGACGCAGATAAACAGCAAGGCTGGTCTCGTATCTCCAGCGTTTACTGGCACGCCAACCGTCCCAACGGCATCGCTAGGAACAAACACCACACAGGCGGCATCTACTGCGTTTGTTGCTGGCACTGCGTTCTCTTCTGCGTTACCTGCCCAAACTGGTAACAGCGGCAAGCTTGTGACCACAGACGGCACAACCGCAAGTTGGACATCTATTAAGACGGTGGGCGGTGTTTCGCTTGTTGGTTCTGGTGATATTCCAATCCCCGCTGATATGGTTGGCTTCCGAAACCGCATCATCAACGGCGATATGAAGGTAGACCAGCGCAACGCTGGCGCGGCTCAGACCATAACGGCTGGTTCAGCACTTGCGTACACGGTCGATCGATTTTACGCCTACTGCACGGGGGCAAACGTCACAGGCCAGCAGGTAGCAGGCGCAGACCAGACGCAGCGGCGTTATCGCTTCACGGGCGCGGCATCTGTAACAGCGATTGGGTTCGGTACACGGCTAGAAGCTCGTAACGTTTTTGACCTCAACAGTCAGACCGTCACCATATCCGCTGACTTGGCTAACTCTTTGCTTACTACTGTTACGTGGACTCTGTTCCGTGCGACCACAACAGATGACACGTTTGGAACGCTGGCAGCACCGACAGTCACGCAAGTGGCGACAGGAACATTCACCGTCAATTCAACGGTTACCCGCTACAGCGCACAAGTATCAGTAACGGCTGCGTCCACAACGGGGTTGCAGCTTGTTTTGTCTGTTGGCGCTCAGACTTCTGGAACATGGACTATCGGCAATGTGCAGCTAGAACTAGGCTCCACTGCTACATCATTTGAACAAAGACCTTTCGGTTCAGAGTTGACTCTCTGCCAGCGGTATTACCACAGAATCCCAGGCTCTGTACTGCAAGCGTTTGGTACTTCCGCGAATGTAGACACAACACTAACGGACGCGATTACAACATTCCCAACAAAGATGCGAACCGCGCCCACTGCTTTGCAGCAATCAGGCACAGCAGGCGATTATGGAATCGTCTACGGCGTCACGTTAGGCGCATGTACAGCAGTTCCAACATTCTCTACAGCCAGCACCGAAACCGCGAGAACTCGCTTCACTATTGGGTCCGTGCTTACCACTGGTTATGCGTCGATACCTTATTCAGTAAACGCTAACGGCTTTCTGGCATGGAGTGCTGAACTATGAAGACATACAGGTATTTGAACGCGCAAAACTCAATTGTTTCAATCATTGACGAAGACGGAATCTCGCGCAGTTCTGGCCTTGCGTCTGCACTTCCACAAGATGCGGTAATCCTGCCCTACATCGCGCCACCCGTAGCGGTCCCGCCTGAAATCACGATGCGCCAAGCACGCCTAGCCCTGCTTGGTGCTGGCAAGCTTTCATCTGTGGATGCTGCTATAGCCGCTATGCCAGAGCCGCAAAAGAGTGAAGCGAGCATCGAATGGAATTACAGCAACACGGTACAGCGGAATAACGGTTTTGTTAGTGCGCTTGGCCCTGCACTTGGATTAACAGAGTCGCAGGTTGATGCACTGTTTATCGCAGGGGTGGCACGGTGAAGGGCGCACTTCACGCCATTGGCGATTACATCATTCGAACATTGCTGGCGATTGACCAGCTACTGAACGTTGTGATTTGCAACGGTTCGCCTGACGAAACCATGAGCGCAGCCAGCTACCGCATGAACAGGGATGG